GTTGAAAAAAGGTTACTATTCAAACACCATTGGGTTCTTAGGTTACTTTCTTCTGATCTTTCTTCTTCTAATTTTTAAATCAATTGTTACGAAAAATTTTAAAGTTGCAGACATCAAAATGAAGTTGGACCGCATTGCGGTCAAATCCTTTTTTTTAACTTCTCCGGAGGGACTAGTCAACCTCCGAAACATAGCTGATGGGGCTAGTACGAAAGCTGCCCTAGAATACATTATGAGTCAATTTGACTCATCTGCTGATGCTCGGAGGCGGATCCGAGCAGCCATTCGCACCACCGAGTGGTATAAGGTTGTGAAGAATGCTTTTGCATCTTCCAGCTCCGTCGCCGCTACCACCCCGGCTAAGGTGGAAGAAGATTGGGGCCCAGCATGGGCTTATAATGAATGTGTATCCTGCCGGATGCACATTACTATAGACTGGGAAGTTGTTCCCATGTCTGAGGTTCCTCATAAGGAACCCAAAACTGAGCCTTACACTTGTGAGGCAGTTCCCCCTATGTCAACATGGGAGGACATCATTGGCCTATCTGAGGCCATTGAGGCACTGCAATGTGCCGAAAGAGCGGAACTTTTTCTTGCTCTTCCTGAGGAGTATCCACACGCTCCGGAAAAAAAGAATGTGGCAGTTGGGTTTTCCCGGCTGTTTAACTGCAGGCGCTTTGAGCGTCTTGTCGAAAAGAAGGGCATCTTAAATGATGCTCTTAACTTTGCCTCAGTTACTAAGACTGAGATGCCCCTAACAGGGCAAATGCTGCACCAAGTGCAGGCGTTTGCACCAGTTGGGGATGACTCTGAAGAAGCCTCCCACCAAGCAGAAATGAGGGAGGAACAAGGGATTGGCACTATTGCTGATCTCAAGGAGAAACTTGCCAAGCGCAAGGCGGCCCTGCCCAGGAAAAGAGGTAGGGTTGAAGAATTTAAAGAGGCCGGACATAGTAGATATGATCCCGGCGGGGGTTTGAAAGTTACTGCTGACGATATTTTCACCACTGGAAGTATTGTGAAGCGGTGGCTTCCAAAATCTCAAGAACCCCAGAAACCGGACGATGTACGGATTGATACCAACCATGTTATTAAACATGAAATGGTTAAATACTTACCATCGGAAGGGCCCATTTTTAAGAGCTTGCCCCGCATGACTGAAGAACAACTGCGCAAGCGATTAGAACAAGGGTGGAGGGGACAAACCTCAGTCTGCTGTGATCTTTCCATAGTTTCACATGTCGGATATGGTACTCCTATTGTAGTATTTGTAGCCCTACTGGACACACGTACTACCAATGCGGAAGAATCATATTTGGCAGGATCTTATATTGATATTGGAAGGATGAAGGCATCAGTACTATCTATGCCGCTTATCAATCTTCCCATGGGGGATACGATAGAAGACCATGACAATTTCCTTAGTGGACTTTGTTTGGTCTTTTACTATCAACATGTGAAGGGCTTTAAGTCTGGTATGCCATTGCTGTCATATGGTGCCATTGAATTTTCTGAGTTGACAGCAGCAGCAAACTATCGAACGAAGGCTCGAGATTCTTGGGAGCAAGTGGTGCGTGATGACAAACATGATCGTCGTATCATCGCAGGTCTTAACGCATTGCAGGTTCTAGAAAAAGATCTTAATGAGCCAATTCCCAGTCTAGATGCTGTTCAAATTGCAGTGCCAGCTAGTGCGGTACAAATGCCAGCTTATCTACGTGGAGGAAAGGTTATTCAACCTTCTGAAATTGTTTCAAAAAAGCTGCATATACCTGCTATGCGGGCTCCCAATAGGACTGGAAGACTGATGTTTGAATCTGGAGAGAGTTCGGCTAGATTTAATCAACAATTTAAGACCGAACTAATGCCCAAGATAATTGAATCTGGTGTAGGTTCGACCAGGTCCAATTCTGAACAAGAAACAGAACCTATGCATGAGACAACAGCATTAGGACAAGTCGCAGACCATAACTTTCTTTTTAATAAGAAGGTTAAAGTTCAAAAAGATGCCAAGAGAGGTGCAATACTTTGCTCTTTGGATCTCTATGAGGAGATAAATAGGTATCAAACTGCGCGGAGACTCGATTGGCTTCGAGATGGTTTAATCTATCCTAAATTTAAGGTTTCTATCAAGACCACATCCAATCAATTTATTGGCATGTCCATTGGAATTGCATTGGATTGGTTTAGTAAGTTTCCAAAAAATACGGGATTGGTTCCATTAGTAGCTAATGAATTTCCTAGTTTGGGACCTATTGTTCTTAAAGAAAATGAGCATTCGTTTGTAATTGATGTCAAGGAAACATTTGGGACTGCCATGTCCCTTGTTGTTGACTCTTTCAGTGAGGCGCCAAAATGGATCTTTTATGTCTTGACTACAAATCAAGTCGTACAAGCCCATGATTGGTTCTTCTTTGTTGAAGTATCCCTTGATTATGATATTGCGGATGAATATAGGGGCAGCCCTCTCTACCAGTATCCTATTGTTGAAAAGAATAACTTAGTAGTTAATAGGGTACTAGGCAATTTTAGTGTGGCTGGCAATAATCCAACTGGTGAACTGATCCCACTTTTCATGGCAAGACCATTGGAAACTCAGCTCGGGAATAAATTCATCTCTCCGTGGCGTGTTTATCTAGAACATTTCATGGGTTACAGTGGTGATTTTGTTTTTGAGTTTATTCCATGTTCTTCTGCTATGATAAATTGTGGATTACGGACATGTATGTGGTATAATGTAGACACATTTCCTTCTCTGTCTGAAATGTCCTTTGTTGAACACGAAGACTTAGACCAGAGGAAAGAATTTACATTATCCGTGAGAGCACCTCGTGGAAAACTTGCCACTTCAAGAAATGTCTCCAAATTGGCTATTGTGCCTTTGTCTGGAGTAACAGCACCAGATACTATGACCAAGGATTTTGAATATTTGATCAAATTGAAGAGGATCGACAATCTCAGAATGGGACCGCGAATTTTTACGAATGAGTGGTACCAATTATTTTGGATTGATGATTTTAAGAAAGATGATTTCAAATTATTGGTTAATGGGTATGTTGCTGAAATCAAAAGTCAAGATGTTAAGATTTTGATGAATCAAGGTATCTTTAGTCATATGATAGCATGTACAGGTTTTCATGAAGGAATGTTGGATGTTAGAATCACTTGGTCTTATGCCAACAAATTGGGCAATGTAGAGGGCCATATAACTTTCTTGCATGGGTTTTGTTCACCGCGTAAGTTAACTGGAGCTGCAGCTGTTATAGCAAACTCCAAGGGAATTTATGAGGCAGAATCCATAAATGTTGGAAGTATGGCAGGACCTGTGTCAGGACGGGATACCGACCAAAATAAATGGATTGAATTCCATTTTTGGAAAGGTACTCAAATCGAACAGTTCCATATTATGGTTAGACCCCATGAAAACTTTAGATTTTATGGAGATTCTTGTATTGCTACTACTATACCTAGTACATAGTCATATTTTCTATTCTTTTCTTTTAATTTTGTTATTTTCTTAGAGCAATAAGTGGACTATCCCTTCCCCACTAAAACGAAGGGTAAAGCTGTAATTATCTTCCAACGGGAGTGGTGTCCCGGAGGCAGCTGCTAGCGACCATGACTTCATGGCATAGTGAAAGCGTGTCCATCCCCTAACAGATGGAATAAGTTGTGAACAACATGCATCAGATGCGGTAGACGCTTGGTGCGATTATTTATCTACCACAAAAAGAGAGTGATTTCATTTTATGTCTTTTATTATTATGTTGTCTGCTCGAGGAACTATTT